GGAAGGTTCAGAGGCCAGGGAAATGAGTCCCAACAATAATTTTCCCCACGAAAACCGTCCAACCCATGCGGTTGAAGATATGGTCCGACACCGGAGTGAAAGCTCCGGAGATAGGGATAAAAAGCCCTATTATAACAGATGACAAAATCAGTTTGGTACTCGTAGTTTCTCGCTTCGTCAAGAAGCGATTAGCTGGGCAATCGCCGAAGAGGTTGCTGCCGAGGCAAAAAATGGAGCCGCACAAATCGACCTGCGTCAATACGCAGCTAAGGACGCCGCTAACCGTCTCATGCAGTCCTGGGAAGTACAAGTCGCTGACAAAGTGACCGACATTGCCCAGTACGAGACCGATAACGTCCTCGACCTGTCCACCTACAACGGTGGTGCTGACCAATTTAATAACCCCACCTCGGACATCGAGGTACTCATGGACGCCGCTAAGGAACAAGTCCGTAGCCAGATTGGTATTTATCCCAACAAGCTCGTACTTAGTCCTGACGCTTTTAACGCCCTCAAGCGTAACAAGCGTATTCGTGACTTCATGCAGCGGGGTATTCTGGTCGACGAAAAGAGCCTTGCTCAAATCTTCGGCCTTGATGAGATTCGTGTTGCTCGTCGTCTCAAGCTGAACCAGGAAACTGGTGCTCTGGAGAACATTTACAACAACATCGCTATTCTCTTCTACCATCCTAGTGCTTCGACTGATGGTTTCATGCCAGCTCTTGATAGCAACTATGGTAATCCGGCTTATGCCTATACCTATACGCTGTCTGGCTATCCTATCGCCACTCCTGAGCGCTTCAACGTAGACACCCGCGTCTTCACTGGTGACATCCTTGTTGAACGTTCTTTTGAGCTAGTCGGTATGGGTGAGAACGGCAAATGCGGTTCTGGTTTTATCTTCCAGAATCCTGTTGGTGAACTTTGATCGCCTGAAGGTTGATCGCAATTAACGCAGGGGCCTTGTGCCCCTGTTTTTTTTTCGTCGTTTAAGGATAGGATATGGACTTACAGACATTATTTAATAAAATTGGCCAACGTTTTGAATACAAAAAATCGTTGGCTGAGTGGTTTCAACAACAGGGTTACGAGTACTCTAGCGTTGAAAAAATGGTCAAGACAGGTCCGTCTATGGATTTTGAGACCAAACGTTGGGCATATGAAACGTTTAAGTCCGCGCTAGTAGGGGATAGTAGTCCTGAAGCCGCGAGGTTACTTAGATACGTCAACAGATCCGTGGGTATCGAGGGTGATAGTGACTATCAGTTTGATGTTGCTTCGTACCGTCTAGCTAGTTATCTTGTTAACTCGGGTGTTGATTATCCTCCGTATAATTGTCAAACTAATGTAGATACATCTCGTGTTCAAAACTTTGGGACTCTTAATGGGAGTCTGGGTGGCTTCTCTCCCTCTTTGGTCTATACTGGTGGTTCTACGGTATTGTCTCAAGCTGGTAACTACTACCTAGGCAATGTAGTCGGGGGTTCAGGAAGTGGGGGACAGTTTTATGTGGAGAGAGATGTCAGTGGGGTTATAACTTACATTGAGATATGGGATGGCAATGGATACCAATCTGGAGATGTAATTACAATACCTTCGTCGTTAATCAACGATGTCGTAAACATTGTAATTAATTTATCATATGCTAATGGAATGGGTATTAGCGGAGCATGGGAAAGCTGCGGCGGTCTAACGTCTTTCCCACTACTTAACGTTAGTAGCGGGACTAATTTCTCTAATGCTTGGTACTACTGCGACAACCTAACTTCTTTCCCACTACTTGATGTCAGCAACGGAACTAATTTTTTTAATGCTTGGACCGGCTGCAGCGGCCTAACTTCCTTCCCACTACTTGATGTTAGCAGCGGAACTAATTTTAGTTCTGCTTGGGAGGGCTGCAGCAACCTAACCTCTTTCCCCCTTCTCGATGTTAGCAAAGGAATTTACTTTAGTTATGCCTGGATCGGCTGCAGCGGCCTAACTTCCTTCCCCCTTCTCGATGTTAGCAAAGGAATTTACTTTAGTTATGCCTGGATCGGCTGCAGCGGCCTAACTTCCTTCCCCCTTCTCGACGTTAGCAACGGAATTGACTTCAGCGGTGCTTGGCTCGGCTGCACCAGCCTAACTTCTTTCCCCCTACTCGACGTAAGCAGCGGAACTAGTTTCTACAGTGCTTGGCAAAACTGCACAAGCCTAACTTCTTTCCCCCTTCTCGACGTTAGCTCTGGTATTAATTTTAGTTTTGCTTGGTACAACTGCACTAGCCTAACTTTCTTCCCACTACTCAACGTTAGCAACGGAACTAAATTCTCTTTTGCTTGGTTAGGGTGCACTAGTCTCACAACTTTCCCCTTACTTGACGTTAGCTCTGGTACTAATTTTAGTTATGCTTGGCAAACCTGCACCAGCCTAACTTCTTTCCCTTTACTCAACGTTAGTAACGGAATTGATTTCACACAAACTTGGGCTAACTGCACTAGCCTAACTTCTTTCCCTTTACTCAACGTTAGTAACGGAACTGACTTCAGCGATGCTTGGTACAACTGCAACAGCCTAACCTCCTTCCCACTACTCAACGTTAGCTCTGGAACAAACTTCAACGGTGCTTGGCAAAACTGCACCAGCCTAACTTCTTTCCCATTACTTGATGTTAGCTCTGGTAGTGACTTTTATTTTGCTTGGTACAGATGCAGTAGCCTAACTTCTTTCCCCCTACTCGATGTTAGCAACGGGACTATTTTCTACAGTGCTTGGGCCTACTGTACCGGTCTAACTTCTTTCCCCCTACTTGACGTTAGCTCAGGGACTAATTTTTATTATGCTTGGTCCAACTGCAGTAGCCTAACTTCTTTCCCTGCTGGAGTGTTTGACACTTGCACAGCAACAAACTTCACCAACGCTTGGCAAAACTGCGCCCTTAACCAGACCAGCGTAGATAACATCCTTGTTTCCTTAGACACCGCTGGTCAATCAAACGGGGTAGTCAACATTGACTTGGGAACCTCGGCTGCGCCGAGTGCTACGGGCTTAGCAGCAAAAGCTTCTTTGGAAGGAAAAGGGTGGACTGTAGTTGTTAATTCCCCGCCCTGTGATTCACCCCCCTACGGTTGTAACACGAATGTTAATCCGTATTGTGTCACTAATTTTACCAATGCTTGGGCCAACTGCACTAGTCTCACGACTTTCCCACTACTTGATGTTAGCAACGGAACTAACTTCAGAGGTGCTTGGCTCAGCTGCACCAGCCTAACTTCCTTCCCCCTGCTTGACGTTAGCAACGGAACTGATTTCTGGGGTGCTTGGGCTGCATGCACCATCCTAACTTCTTTCCCACTACTTGATGTCAGCAACGGAACTAATTTCTACGGTGCTTGGTACCTCTGCTCCAGCCTAACTTCTTTCCCTTTACTCAACGTTAGCAACGGGACTAATTTCTACAGTGCTTGGGCCTACTGTACCGGTCTAACTTCTTTCCCGCTTCTCGACGTTAGCTCTGGTACTAATTTTAGTTATGCTTGGCAAACCTGCACCAGCCTAACTTCTTTCCCACTACTTAACGTTAGTAACGGAACTAATTTCGAGGGTGCTTGGCTCGGCTGCACCAGCCTCACCTCCTTCCCTGCTGGAATGTTCGACACTTGCACAGCGACAAACTTCACCAACGCTTGGTTCAACTGCGCTCTTAACCAAACAAGCATCGATAACATCCTCGTGTCTTTGGACACTGCGGGTCAGTTAAACGGTACTTTAGATATAATTGGGGGAACCTCGGCTGCGCCGAGTGCTACGGGCTTAGCAGCAAAAGCCTCCCTCCAAGCAAAAGGTTGGAGGGTTTTAACATATTGAGTTTAAAGATACAAGACAACAGCAATCACAATGACCCAAAAAAGCTACGACGTAACAACTTACGTGATCTGCCACAACGGCAGCGATGTCATCCACCCTAATAAAGTCGGGCCTGGCACGACCTTGACGACAGGACAACCTCAACTTGAGGAGTTCACCGAAGAGTCAGCTTGGAAAGCTCGTCTGACAGAGCTGGGTTACAACCTTAATAGTTTACACCCCCCTGTCACTGATCTTAGGTACCATGAAAAAGAAGAATTTGATTCCATCCTGGCAAAGCTAGGTTCTCCAAAGTTTGACCTCAATCGAGACAAATTGCTCGCGTCGAAAAGTTAACTTATATTGCCGGTAGACTTCATGCACAAACCGGGGGCTAGGTGCGAAGAAAGTCATGTGCTGAAGCACAGTGTTTCCTATACTGTCCAGCCCCCAAAACGTTAGGGTATACTCGTAACGAGTTTTGTGATCTGGTTGGGTTAGCAACCGCGAATCCACCCTTTGTGTGAGTGCCTCTCTCCCGAGGCTACTTTGGACAGACATTGATTTTGAAGCTCTTGTTCTGGAAATTTACGCACAAGTTCTGCGATTGTCAAGTGCTGCTCACCGTACTGGGCATGATACCAGTCCCGGACAATACTGCTCCGCCTTTTCGGGAGTTCAACACCCTTTGATTTGAGGAACCGGTGCAATGCGCTTCCAAGACGGGCGTGACGTGGCATGGTCTGATGAAACCTGGGCGATACCAGCCTAGCAGATGCCGTCAGGTTTAAAGTTCAGTATACATAACTTAACATGCCGCATACTCCTTACCCGGACGAGTTCGGCGTTGCCAATAATTGCGACCCGGCAACGGTGGATTATTTTATAGAAGTATTCGGCTACCAGGAAGCGGTAGAACTATCAAATATTGATGCGCCGACAGAAAATAAAATTAATTACGGCAAGATTCAAATCGCCCTAAACGATGCCGCAGTATTAATTAATAACTACATCACCACCGCTCCGCCTCAGGGTAAGATCCTGATCGCTGGGTCTTACCGCCGTACACAAGCCATCTTGGCACGTGCATATCTCGACACTCTAAGGCCCCGTGATCAGGTCCTAGAAGCCGCTAGAAAGGCCATGGACCAGCTCGACCTGTGGGCGTCCCGTCAGTCCCCCTCAAGCGGCCTACGGTGGCAGGAAGCGTACAGATATTATGGTGGTGCGTGTTCTATGGTCCGGTCTAATTTCCGGAGAGGACGTAGCTATAGCGAAGACTCAATGTCGCGTTGGGTACTCCGTGAAGGAGGCAACAATCGTTGGAATATGGTCCCTCGTAAAGAAGCTCATACATCTGCACGAGGCGGTCAACTCGGGCCGTCAGGTAACCTCGACCATCCAATACCGGTCCCTAACTCAGTCATCGAAGCCAACGAGCTGTTCGATTCACTGGAAACCACCAGAGATGTGTCGTCTTTCGCCGACTCACACGACGCCAGTTCCCCGGAAGATGGGTCGGTATTAGCTGGTAACGACGAAGGTAATCTCACCAGCGGTCTACAAGAATCTGATACTTTTTAATCATGACCTCTAATCAAACTTACGGTTACGACCCTTTTTACGCTCACGACCCCAGCACTGGAGGTATGGCGATCGTCGACGAAGGTATCGACGGTGGCAGTTGCTATTACGGAAATGGAAGCTATGGTCGGTTAATGCGTCGTCTAGCTATTTTCCCAGACAGCACACCATACAAACAAACCCTGGCTGAACTGAGGCAATATATTATCGAGCTGGAGACAACTCGACGGTTTGAGGACCTGTCTAATGTGTCGTTCTCGCGGTCTCCACAACCCGGTGATCTAGTTGCGTATAACTACACAACCGGTAAGTGGGAGCTAACAGATTACGTCTGCGGTGGCCCCTGGTAATGAAGGTGTGGTGACTTCTGAGCGGAAAATTCAAAAAGACTTTTCCAAGCTTCAGCGTGCTTAGCAGAACCTAGGCAGGTTACTATCTGAGCAGTTTCAGGGGAGAAAAGCTCAAACATAGAAGCTTTTAACGAGTCTTGTTCGTGTTGTTCTATTGCCGCCTCTAGACGGGTAATAATGTAAATATGCCCATCTTCTGATAAGTAGTCCCATCTGCCTTTTAGCCATCCGACTGTGCTAAATACAAATTTTGATGTTTTACCCAGCATAAGCTCCATTGCGTCCGTTGCATCGATGTCTTCTGGAGTCATTTTAGTTTAAGGGCAATTGAGTACACTATAGCACATGTTACTGGAAATTGAAAATCAACTCCACAAGAGGATTCATAGGACTCTGGGGCAAAACGCTGTAGTGTTAAGGTTAGCTGAAGAGCTGGATAAATCTGGCCGCGTTTCAGAGCAGACGATGATCATTGTCAGTTTCACATCGAGTGAGACGACTAACCCTAACAAGGGAGCCTACATTCCGACTGTTCGTGCCAGACTTCTTACGTATACCCTGACACTAGTCCAGAAGCAAGCTCAGCGAGAAGGTCACAGCTTCGCCCTACCTCTTCTCGATCTCATGGCAGATTCTGTAACAGGTTGGGTGCCAGAAGTACCAGGTCTTGAATTCCGCACAGGATTTGAGCTATCTTCGGAGAAGTTTGTCCAGGTAACAGAAGAAGCTTCGCAATTTATCTACGAGCAATCTTATGAAATTGAGGTATCTGTATCCGATGGCAGATTTTACAGTCAGCCTTGTGCAGCATATGACCCTATTTCTATCGAAGATTACCTACCAAAACGTACCTGCCTCGTAACCCCCGGTGGGTTGAAAACTGGCCTGGCTGTATGGCGGCGTAAGGTTAATGACACAGAGTACGATGAGAAAGTAGTTGATTGTGATCAGGTGTGTAAATCCCGCATGGGGGACGTACTGGAAGTAACCTGTTCTGAATCGTTAAACGGAACTGCTACGTATAGGTTTATTCCTAAGGAGGCTATTAGCTATGTGAGCGGGGACAAGATCATCGACGAAGACAAAGTCGTCTCAGGTACTTTGCAGAAAGTCTGGAAATGCTACAGAGGTAACACCGGAGAATCCTGTCCTCCCTGGTTTAAAGTTGATGTAGGCATGAATCTGTGGAGAAATGCCATTGACACAGTTCCTAACCAAGATGAAGGAACATCGGCAGTACAACAACTGCAGACGATAAAAACAAAACACAAACCGCAATGAAAGATCAACTAATTGAAACCCTCACGGCTCTGAATTGTGTCGCTAATGCAGCCCAACTAGCCCACTGGAACATTACCGGCAAAGACTTTTATCAACTACACCTGATGTTTGAACGTATCTACGGTACGCTATCAGGTCAGCTTGATGCTCTTGCTGAACAAGCACGTGGATGCGGTGTTGAAATCCCGGCTAAGGTATTTAATAGCGTCCCGGAGATAGAGTGGTCCAGTAGTGAAGAGCTTGTAAAAGAAATTGGCAGACTGAATAGCAAGTATAAGTCCAGTCTAAAAGATCTGCATGAAGACTGTGGCGATACCGGTAATCTCGGCCTGGTAAACCTAATCGAAGGCTATCTGACAGATGTAAATACGGTCGAATTTCTACTAAAAGCCACTGCTGACCTCCTTTGATTTAAAAAGTCAGAGTTTTACGAGTTAACAACTTTATAATTGTACAAGGATCAGAAGACGACGCCACAGGTGTGTGCAATGCGTCTAGAATATATCCGGTATAGTACACTTTGCCAGTGTATTGGTTCTCATAGCCTTCAATGTACACCGTCCCCACTCCAGGGACTATCATTACAACAGATTTATCGTTGACTATGTCGATTTTATCGACATCCAGCATCAGCTTGAGGAGATTTCTCCCCCCAAGCGAATCAATAAGGACGTTTTCTACCATAGATCTAGCATGGTGTAGGACTTTCCATCAGGTTCAGGTTGTGTTTGAGATACGGTCAGCGTGGAAGATTTAGCTGACTTACGGAAAATTCGGTCAACCTCGATACTAGATAACCAGGCATTGGCCACAGGCATCTCGTAGATCCCAAAATTAAACCGCAGCCAGGACCAGCACCAGACATGGGCGACTTGGAACATCCTTGCAACGTCTATAGCTTGGTCCTCAGGACACATATACAGCACACTGTCGTGAACAGCCATGCAAAACTTTGCATCAAGGTTGTGCTGTTGACAAAGCCATACCATAGCAGTGACGAACCCGTGTAGCATAGCACTTCCAGTAGACTGGATGCACCAGTTGTTACGCATGGTCCAAAAGTCAGAGTTTACCGTTTCAGGCCGAAAAGCCGTGGACATTAATGTCCCTGACAAAGGGTTGACCGGGCAAGGGGAGTTAGCAATCTGCGCCATGACATTGTAAGCAAAAGAGTCCGACCCGTCAACAA